CTATCATTGTCGCCGTTATTGGTGCATTTGTAACTCTTGTAGGTATTGCAATTAAAGAGTTTAAATCAATGAAACAAACTAACAGTGTTGACCACGATCAAGTAATGCACAGATTGGACAAAGTGCAGTCCAGTGTTGACCATGTAGGCGTGCGTCTTGACGACCATATTGATTGGCATTTGACGAAGTAGGGTCTCAGCATTGTGCATCAGTTCATGCTACGATGCACAATAAGTTCTTGAATAGAACTTTGCATAGATACCCCAGGGAGTCAAGATGGCAAACAAAGACAAAAGGTCTTTGTATGACGACTTGATGGCACCTCGCTTGAACGCTAACCAAGTTCATTGCAAGTTGTCCGTCATGATGTCAGACATGGAAGAAAAAGATATTGAGGCTCTTAATAAAGCCATTGAATTGATTAAAGCCGATAGAGGTCAAGGTCGTTCAAAAACTTACAGTGCGTCATGGCTCACACAAAACTTGCGTAAGCACGGTCATTCCGTCAGCATCAGTACAATTCAACGACACATAAATGGAGAGTGCCCTTGTGAGCGACTTGGCGAGTGATCTTAATAAACCAGCAAACAATGCCAAGGCTCTTGGTAAGTTGCTTGAAGTATTAGAACGACAAAACATTGATGTCAATGAAATTGGTTCTGTAAAGCGTGTATCTCTTTATCAATCTTTAACAAAAGATGCTGACGGTGAAGCACAAATACATGACTTAAGTGCTATTCAGTTCTCACCCAAGTGGGCAGAAGGTCCTGAATGGAATCCTGTTCATCAGGGACCAGCAGTTAAGTTGCCACCTGTAAAAGTTACAAAGAGTAACAAGCAAACAGAATGGAACACAGCAGTAGTTCTTCCTGATATGCAGATTGGTTATTTCCGTAACTCACACGGTGAACTAGAACCAATACATGACGAAGCCGCTATTGATATTTGTATTGCAATGATTAAGGATTTGAAGCCTGAAAAAGTTGTTATGCATGGTGATAACTTGGACTTTGCTGAGTTTGGTAAATACCGACTTAGTCCTGCTTATGCATTGACGACTCAAAAGTCCATTGATTACGCCACTATTTTGTGTGCTCGCCTTCGTGCAGTAGCACCTGATGCTGAGATTGTTTGGCTTGCAGGTAACCACGAAGAACGACTTGTTAACTACACATTGGACAATGCTAAGGCTTCGTTTGGTTTGAGGCGTGGAGACACACCAGATAACTGGCCTGTGTTATCTGTTCCATTCTTGTGTCGTTTTGATGATTTTAATGTTAAGTATGTTCCTGGTTACCCTGCTGGTTACTACTGGATTAACCAGAAGTTGAAAGTTATCCACGGTACTCGTGTTAAGAGCAATGGCTCTACAGCACACATGTATTTGGCTAATGAGAAGACATCAGTTCTTTATGGACATATTCATCGCCGTGAATGGGCTGAAGTAACTCGTGAAGACTACGATGGTCGCAAAACTATTCTTGCCGCCTCCGCTGGTTGTCTTGCTCGTGTAGATGGTGTTGTACCTTCCACTAAGGGTGGTATTGACCTTGATGGTCGTCCAATGACTATCACTGAGAATTGGCAACAAGGTCTCTGTGTGGTGACATACAAAGACGGTGACGCTGAATTCAATCTTGAGATGATCCCTATTCGTGATGGTTGGGCGATGTACCACAACAAGGAATACAAAGCATAATGACAACTATTGTAGGTATTCAGGGTGACAACTACGCTGTTATTTGTACTGACAGTCGTATATCGTCTTTTGACGAATCAGGTATGGCATATCAAGTAACTACACTTGGGGCAGGTTCTAGCAAGATTGCCGCAAATGGTAAATACATCCTTGGAGCCGCAGGTGATGTGAGAGCCATCAACATCCTTCATCACGCTTTCACACCACCTCCTCCACCCTTGCATGCCTACGGCAAAAAGTTAGACCAGTTCATTACCCGACAGTTCATCCCAGCATTACGAACTTGCTTTGACGAGCAGGGCTATTCTGTCCCAGAGCGTGAAGGCTCTGAACATATGGCTGAACATGGGTCCACCATTATTTTGGTGGTTCATGGAACCCTCTATATTATTGACGGAGACTACTCGTGGACATCGGACACGGCTGGAATCTATGCCATTGGTACAGGGTCTTCCTATGCTCTTGGTGCCCTACAGACCCTTGCAGGGGGTAAGAAACTGAGTGCGCAACAGGCAAAAACTATTGCTAACAAGGCTCTTGCTGTAGCCAGCAAATTTGACCCATATACGGGTTCACCCTTCCAAGCCTTTACGCAAGAACGAGAAGTAAAAAAATAGTATCATTAAGTGACCCATTTAAGGAGCACTAATGGCTACAAAGAACCAGCAGGTCGCAGACCAGACTCTAAAAGGTGCCGTTGTCGGCGCACTTTCGTTTTTTCTTGCTAAGGCAAACATTGACCCAGGCGCACAGGCTGCAATCATGCCTCTTGTTATCACAGGTCTTGCCTATGCAAGCACCATGATCGGTGACAGGGGTACAGCAAACTTTCTTGCCAAGGCTTCGGAAGAACTTCCAGAACTTGTAGAAGAAGTTCAGGCAGAAGTGGCTAAAAAGAAAGCCACTGCTAAAAAGGCTTCTGCTAAGAAAGTGGCTCCTGCTAAGAAAGCGGCTTCAAAGGCTGGCAATTAATGCCCGCTGATGAAATTGTTAATCCTGACAGTTTTGAATACAACAAGGTTAACAAGGTTAACCCTAGCACAGTAGCCGAAACTACCAAAAAATATGGTGGGTCTACTACTTTTGCATTAACAGGTGAGCCTGCTGAATCGGGAACTTCTGTATCACTTGGTGGCTTTGAAGACCGTGTTCCTGTAGATGACTTTGGTGTGAGTGATGTTACCCGCTATATGCATACTCCAGAACACCACGCCGCTTTGACAGGCCGTCCACATAGAGCACTTGGCACTTGGATTGACGAAGACGAGAACGAAACTCCACAGGTTTTCCTAGATGTTTCTAAAGTGTACCCAGAAACTTCTCAAGGAAACAAGGAAGCCCGTGGTGCTACTGTTGCTGGGAATCAGATGGGTAATTTTAACCTTCGTACATTTACTACTGAATATAACCCATTACACCCCGATGTACTAAAGCGTGCAGGTGGTAATGTGGAGTTACAACCAGGTGAAGCAGAACGATATACTACTTCTGACGCACCTATTGGTGATGAAGTAGTATTTGGAAACACAACAGAACGACAAACTTTTTCCCGTGGTCGTGGTAAGAAAAAGGCAGTGGTGCCAGCAGGTCAAGGAAACTTTATTTTTCTTGGAACTGGTAGTCAATTGAAACCACCACCAAAGAAAAAGTAGTAAGGTCTAACTTATGGCAATGGACTTTTGGTCCCCATCTTATAGAGCGGCATCTAGCGACCTTACAGTTGCTATTTCTCCTCTTGGATTGGTAGAACTCGCAGACGAAGAATTTGAGGTTCATGGCCCACGCCTGAACCGTTACTCTGCGGCATGGGCTTGGTACCTTGGTCACCACTGGTCATATCGCCGTGAGATGGGTGAATCTCAGTTCTACATGAACTATGTCCGTGTAATGTCGGACTACATCACCAACTTCTGCTTTGGTAAAGGTATTCAATTCCGTTGTCCTGAGCAAAATGCCGCAATTATTCCACATCTATTGGCTCAAGTATGGGAAAACCATAACTCAAAGCATTATGTTCTTTGGGAAATGGGTCAATTAGCATCTGTAACTGGTGACTGTTTTGTCAAAGTTGCTTATGAAGAGCCTTATGTGGACTCCGTAGGTGTTCCCATTGAAGGAAGAATTCGTATTATTCCTTTGAACCCAGCGCATTGTTTTCCTGAGTATCACCCACATGACCGTGATCGTTTGTTGCGCTTTAAACTTAAATACCGTTTCTGGGGTACCTCTCCTGAAGGAACTCGTCAGGTATATACCTTCACTGAAATCCTTTCTGACGACATGATTCAACAGTTCATCAATGACGAATTGATTGACCAATATCCAAATGCTTTGGGCACAATTCCTGTTGTACATATTCCAAATACTTCTATCTCATCATCTCCTTGGGGTCAGTCAGACATCTGGGACATCATCCCATTGAACCGTGAACTTAACGAAAAGATGGTTGAAGTTTCTGACATCATCAACTACCACGCCGCACCTGTCACTATCATCACTGGTGCTAAGGCTTCCCAGTTGGAGCGTGGACCTAAAAAAGTGTGGGCAGGTCTTCCTAAAGATGCCAGCGTTTTCAACCTTGAGTCTCGTGGTGAGATGTCAGGAGCCTTGGAGTACATCCAGTTCCTAAAGCGCACTATGCACGAAATGACTGGTGTTCCTGAAACTGCACTTGGTCAATTCCAGCCCGTGTCTAACACATCTGGCGTTGCTTTGGCTATTCAATACCAGCCAATGATGAACCGTTTTATGATGAAAAAGGTTCACTTTACTAAGGGTCTTGAGCGTGTCAACGAAATTGTTATCCGTACAGCGGCTGTATTTGAGCCACAAATGCTCCAGTACAACCCAAGCAAATCGGCTATGCCTGAGCGTGACCAAGCAACTCAATTAGATCCTGCTGACCCTTTGACCTATAAGACAACTGTCCACTGGCCTGAGCCATTGCCTGTTGACCAACTTATTAAACTCAATGAGGTTCAAGCAAAGATGGCACTTGGTTTGGAATCCAAGCGTGGTGCCTTGCGTATTCTTGGCGAAGAATTCCCGAATGAAAAGATGGACGAAATCTTTGAGGAATTGCAAGATGACGCTATGGATCAAGGCGCTCTTGACATGCTAAATGCTCAAATCCAGATGGCAGTAATGCTTGCCACTGGTATGGTTCCAGGACCTGACGGTCCTGAAATGACTTCGGCTGGAGGTGCTAGTGTATCTTCAGCAGGAGGCTCTCCTGATGGGGGACCAATGCCTGGTCCAGTCATTACCCCCCAAGAAGAGCAGATGGTAAATCAACTTGTAAGCAAGGCATACGGAGCAAGGTTCGCCCAGCGCCGTGTGCCTGACGAAGAATAAATAGTCATATCAATTAAGACCCTAAAAGCCAAACTAACAAAGTAGGTAACACTCATGGCAAAGAACAGTAGTCCCGAAGGGGACATTATTTCCGTCCCAATGGATGCTCCAATGGTGGAGCAATTTGTAGAAGACGCAATGTCTAAAACAAATGGAAAAGTATTTTCTGAGGACGATGTTGAAAACATCCGCAAACAGGAAAAAGACAAGATGTACAAGCGTCTTGAAGAAGCAGATACCCGTGTAAAAAGCATGGAAGAGCAAATGGCTGTTATTGCCGCAGAGCGTGAAGCCGCTCGCAAAGAAGCAGAATTGCGTGCCAACAAAGAGGCAGAAATCATCCGTCAGCGTGAAATTGACGAAATGAGCGCAAAAGAACTTCTTCTAAAGAAAGAAGACGAGTTCAATCAGCGCATTAACTCTGTTGAGGCAGAGTGGCAGGAACGCCTTAATGTCATTGAACAACAGCGCCAAGCACAGGAAGCACTTCTTGATAAAGAGCGCCAAATGCAGGCTTTGATCCATTATCGCAACAACAGACTCCAAGCAGAGCAGGAAGCCATCATTCCTGAACTCATTGACTTGGTGTCAGGAAACAGCGAGGAAGAGATTGAACAATCAATTGCTGTACTTCGTGAGCGTTCATCTGCTATTATTGAATCAATCCAACAAGCGACTGCGCAACAGCAAGGTCGTTTGCGGGGGGCGCCAGTAACGGCTCCTCCTGTTGGGCCAATGGAAACTCAGACGGAATATCAACAGTTAAATGCGGATGACATCCGCAATATGTCAATGGATCAGTATTCAAAAATGCGGGACAGGCTCCTAAATGCACGGTCTTCACGAGGCCGTTTCTAAAAACCCATACAAACCCCTATCCACGGAGGATAATAAATCATGGCCCTTCCAGGTCCCGCAGGTGGTGCAGTAACAACGGCAGGTGCAACAAGTGCAACTGGCTATACCGTTGGAGGCACCGCTCTCTCCCCAGCAATCCAGACTATCTGGTCCAAAGAAATCCTTTTCCAAGCGATGCCAGTGCTTCGCTTTGAGCAGTTTGCCGTCAAGAAGACGGAACTGGGCGTTATGCCAGGTCTCACCATTAACTTCATGCGTTACAACAACCTTGCAACTGACGAATCAGCAGGCGCTGAATTGACAGAAGGTACCCGTATGGAGCCAGTGGCTTTGTCCGCTAGTCAAATCCAGATCACCGTTAAGGAACAGGGTAAGGCAGTTTCGGTTACCGAACTTCTTCTCAACGCTTCGTTTGACGATGTTATGGCATCATCTTCTCGCCTTCTTGGTCGTCACATGGCACAGTCTATGGACATCCAGGCTCGCAACACTCTTTACCAGGCTGGTGTTCCTTTTGGTGGCGGCGCTGCCGTTGCACCATCAGTTGTCTTCGGACGCACTGCTCCTTCTACTCGTGGTCCTCGTGCTCCTTATGAGTATGCAGCCGCTGGTAACTCAGGTGCTCCTGGCTACATGTCACCTGCAACCGTTAAGGACGCAGTTGAGATCTTGGCTAACCAGAACATCCCACGCCTTGGTGATACCTATGTGTGCTTCGTTCACCCATCACAGAGCCGTTCCATCCGTGACTGGCCAGAATTCATTGAAGTAACGAAGTATGCCGCTCCAGGTAACTTCATGCTTGGTGAAATTGGTCGCTTGTACGATGTGGTCTTCATTGAAACCACTCAGGTCAAGTCAGGTCTCGGCAAGGTTGACTCCAACCCAGCAACGAGCACAGTAGACGCAGTTCTTAGCAACTCGTACTCATCCATCATGATCGGTGATAACGCCTTCGGACAAGCCATTGCATTGCCAGTGGAACTCCGTGACGGTGGAGTCATTGACTTTGGTCGTGAGCACGGTTTGTCTTGGTACGCAATCTGGGGCTTTGGTGTAATCACACACGAATCTCGTGTTATCATCAACACCCTCGGTGGCGCAGTTCCAACTGCCTAATCCACTACTATAACTTCCTAGTGGGGGAACGGCGAAAGCCTAGTACCCCACTTTAAGTTGTTTTTTTAATCACTACCAAAAGGAGTAGCCATGGCTACAAAGAAAACAAATGTTACAACCACAGACATCTTCTCAGAGCCAGAGGAAACAACCACAGAGGTTGTAGAGACAGAAGTACCTGCAAAGGCTTCTGTTGTCGCTCCTGGAGCACCTGAGTCCAAGAAAGGCCGTGTTAAAGGCACTTGGAGAATGTACTGGGGTCAAGACACTTTTGATTTTGAAGATGGGAAGACATACACGCTTCCTGTAGGTCTCTATGACCACCTCAAAAACCACGGGAACATCTACGACACTCTTTAAGGAATAAATGTCTGGCTTTACAATTCCAAACACGCCTGATTCATTCAATCAAAATCAGGCAGAGCCAGACTCCCTAGATTTCCAAATTTTAGGAAATCAAAGAAGTGGTGTAGTCAGTGGTTGCGCTGTTAGCCCTAATGCTACTGCTCAAAAAGTAACTGTTGCCGCTGGTGAGGTACTCATCAATGGCTCGTACTACCCATACGCTGGTGGAATAGTTGATTTAACTGCTTATGCATCACCTGCCTTCTTTGATGTTATATACGCCCGTTTATCGGGATCAACCGTTACTTGTTATGCAGTTGCCCCTGCAACTGGTAGCACAAACCCTAGATTCCCATCATCTGGTTCTGGTGCAAACCAAGTAAACCTTGACACGACAGATGTTGTATTGGCGTCTATATACCGTGTTGATAATGGTGTAGTAGATTCAGGAGCCATCGTTGACAAGCGTGTCTTTGTGCGCTCTACCACAAACCGTACCCTTGGGGATACTGTCTCTGCTAACAGAGGTTCTGCTGGTGACACCTTCGTCAACACATCATGGACACCTGGAAGCACGACTGCTTCTCCGTTTTCAGTAAAAGTTGGGTCAACTTGGTACAACCTTGCATACTGGACGGCTAACAGTAACATCTCTACTTCTGGCACCATTACAGCAGGTTCTTTTGTAGGACCACTGTCAGGTAATGCAACTACTGCTACAAGTGCCACAAGCGCTACAAGTGCAGGCACCGTTCCATGGTCGGGTGTTTCTGGAAAACCATCTCTAGTAGAAAATAACGGTGGAACTTATTCCATTAATATTACTGGTTCTGCTGGTTCTGCTGGCTACGCTGGTTCTGCTCCATTCTTGTACAACTCAACTTATGGAATATACTTTAGTCTTATCAATGCTGGAGCCTGGGGAACTGCTGCAACTATAAATGCTTACTCTTATATTTCTACAGGTTCTACGGATTACCAGTTTACATCAAGTGGTCAATACACTTACCTTGGGGAAGCCTGTCTTCGTGTCGTAAACGCAACTACTGCTTATACACAATTGATTTCTGCTGGTCGTACTGCCCTCATCAGTTCTAACAGTAGTATAGGTACATCGGTATCTAGTCGTAGGTTTAAAGAAAACATTGTTGAATACACCGATTTAACAAAAAGAATTTTAAATGTTAATCCAGTAACTTTTGACTACAAATCAGAACATATTGAAGAAGACTCACAAGACACTCGTTTTAATCAGTTTGGTTTAATTGCTGAAGACATGCATGATGCTGGCTTAACTCATCTTGTCTATTACGACAAGACTGAACAACCAGAAGCAATTAACTACACAATGCTTGCAGTAGAACTCTTGGGTGTTATTAAACAACAAGAAAACACAATTACAGAGTTAACAGCACGAGTTGAAGCCTTAGAGGGTAAATGAGTGAAGAACCACGCCCTCTACCCACGCCAACAGGGTCGGTAACTGACATTACTCGTGTGCGTTCTGTTATGTCCCACAGACACCGTGAACAACAGCCACAAGTCAACCAACCATACCAAGACACCCTTCCAGGTGCGGGTTCAGGAGATCAATAATGGCGTCTACAACTAGCACTGGATTAACAGTCCTTGAACATACCATTCAATTGGCTCGCAACTACCTTCGTGATTTCCCTAAGTTCTTTCAGGTGTCCTTTGACACTATTGGTCGCACCTACGAGTTGGGTCAAGTAAACATTGACCCAGACAGCATTTGGGTGGCTACAGTTACCAGCAATGTTGTTACCCAATTAACCACAGCGCAATACAGCCTTGACCACCGTAATGGAATTATGCGCCTTGCCAGCACCCCTGCGGCTAATACCACCATAATGATTGAAGGGTATTACTACGAGTGGGTTCTTCCTGAAGATTTACAGTTTTACGCAGAGCGTTCAATTAACTTCCATAAACCTACTATTGACATTCCTTTAGAGCAGGCTAACCAAGCAGTATTGGATGTAATCGGCTTAGGCGCTCTTATAGAGGCTCTACAAGCCCTTATGACAGAGTACGCCCGTGATATTGATGTCATGACATCAGAATCCATCCACATACCTGGATCTCAGCGTTTCCGTATGCTCCAGAGCCTGTGTCAACAATGGGAGGTTGAGTACCACAAGCACGCCAATAACCTCAACATTGGTCCTGAGCGTATTTCTCAATTCAGCCTTCGCCGTATTTCTCGCACAACCAATCGTTATGTACCTCTATACAAGGGTAAGGAAATTGGCGAATATGGTCCAATTGAGCGTATCTTTATTGAAGATACAGAAGGACATATCCTTGTTACAGAGGCGGATGAGCCACTGCGTGAAGATGTGTTTATTGACGGTGAACCCCCAACTGCTTACTCAAGCAACGCTTTTTACTAATGGAAATCCGCAGAGAACTAGGAAACATTAGAAAGCACTACCGTAGGTACCAGCAAGCCTATGGTGAGTCTGTGGTCTGGTTTGAGTTCACTCCACTAGGCACAAACACCTCAACCCAGTCCGTGTATGACGATGTGTACGATGAAGGCGTTCCTGGTACTGGTGGACGCAGATACAAAAATGGTGTTGTAGTCCCTATCTTGATGGTTACTGAGGCTGAAGACCAAAAGCGTGCTATTCCA